CTCGCGAAAAGCTCGATTGCTTGAGCTGCTCTGCGCCCCTGACCAACGAATCGCAATCGAGACCTGCGTATCCGCCGCGATAGGTATCGAATAGACGGTGGTCAGCGTCGCGTCTGTGGTGGTCGCAGCGGCTTGGAGAGCAGTCTCCCCAGTAACTAGTGCTGTGCCGTTATGCAGCTGCGATTCGAAACGCGTGCGCTTGCTGGTGCCGCCTGCAGCGTCGCCGACTGCGCGCAGGATAAGGGCGTCGTAGAAGGTCGAGCCGTCGTATCCGCGAGCGACGAAGCTACCCAAGTGATCGTCGGCGTTGTGCGCCGACGGAGAAGCATGCGTGCCGCGACACTTCTGGAGAACCACGCGGGCACCGTTCGCGTCCGCACTCGCTTGGCGATGGCAGAGTCCGCGAAGCGCGCCCGAGCCGGTAGTGCAGCTCTCGAACGAACCGCCATCAGAAGTAGGCGTCGGCTTGCCAGAAGTGGCGCCGACAAACTGGCCATTCGTTCTGACGATTGCCGAGTTAAAGTCCGCTGAGGCGTCAGCGAAAAAATAATTAGTGCCGTCGTAGAAGAACGAGTAAAACGTGTGAGAGCCGGACGCGGTATTCGGCTGAGGCGGAGTACCCAACACGCTGCCGGGAAAGGTGATGGTGCGTGGCGTCGTGTCTTGCACGACATGCCACAGCACGAAACCAACACCTAACGGCGCGGTGAATGTCGGCGTTGCGTTTGCCGACAGTGTTGTCTTTTGAATGTCGCCGGTCGAAAAATCGACGGTGGGAGTGGCGCCAGTCGACGCTACTTCGCCGTTGTACTTAACGCTCTTAGCGTTAGTCAGCGCACCGTTACCGAGATTGCTCGGAACGCCGATCGCATCGAAGCTAACGTTTGTGTCACCTGCCGCAGTCGTCAGCGTGCCGGTTCCACCCAAATACACGACGGTTGCCGTGCGATAGCCGGTAGAATCAACGATGGCCGTAACCGCATACTCGACGGTCTTAGACGGGTCAGAGATGCTCTGTAGGCGAAGAATACCCTTGACGCTGCCGACGTAGTCGTCGAACGAGTCGAGCCACGCGGTCGCGCTTGTGCCCGAGCTATCAACGTTGTCGATGTAGATCGACGTAACAGCGCTATAGGTGGCACTGCTGAGTCGCAACAGGCCCGCCCCAGGGTCGCCCGCCGTCGTGGTCGCCGAGTAGCCGTATTTGTATGACCGCCCGCCGCCAGCGCCGCCACCAGCTTGAATCTCAACCCATGTTGAACCGTTCCAGCGCTCGAACGCGCCGGTTCCCGCCGTGCCGCCATCGACGCGCCACACCATGAAGCCGTTGCCGGCTTTGACAGACGTGATGATGGTGCCGCGCTCCGTCGAGTCTGCGACAACTGCGAAGCCGTTTAGAACGTCTTTCGCCTCTGCGATCGGCTCGTTTGCGCCGTTCTTGATCTTGGCGCGAGCGATGAGATTGACAGACATTAGGACACCACGACGGTTGTGCTACCGAGGCCCGCCACGTCGCTTTCCCAGAGCTGGTAATTCTGAGTTACGCCATTGACGTTAGTGACGGAGATAGTGCTGCTAACCAGCGTGAAGCCGCCCTCGAAACCGCCGACGGTAAACGTCGGCGTGCCGTAACTGGTTGGCGCGGCCCAATAGATCTTGTTGGAGCCTGTCGCGTTGACGGTAAAGGACCCGACGCGCGAGCTCTGCAATGCGGAGCTCGCCAGCGCCTCGATAAAAGCTTCGCTGTTTCCGCCTGTCGCGCCGATGCCCCAATAGAGGCGCGGCCGCCAAGCGATAGTCGTCGCCCGCACGTCGCCAGAGATTCCGTCCGAACCTGTAAGCGTAAACGTGACCGAAGCGTTGTTCGTCGTCTTCGTGTAGTTCTGTGAACTCGTGAAGGTTGTCGGCGTGCCGACAACGTTCTTGCTTTCTGCGTTGTCGTTATTAGTCAGCGTGAGCGCGGTCGGCGTACGATTGTGGGTCGCCGTGAAAGCCGGCGTATTGACGGCAGCTCCGACTTCTACCGCTGCCGTGCTCGCCGCAAACGCCGTGATGCCGTAGGCGTCGGCCAGCAGATTCTGCTTTTGGATCTTGTAAGTCGTGCCGCCTGAGACGATCGGCAAAACGGCATCCGCCGGAGCTGCCGTTAGTTCCGGCAGATCCGAAATCGCGATATCAGCCATGTGTCCCTTAGGTAGTGAGCCGGTCGCCGCTCTCTGTCGTAAATCGCAATCCGGACTCGGTAGTCAGATACGAACCGCCGAACACGGTGTAATTGACGAGCGTGACGATCCACAGATGCAGCGGGCGCAGCTTCAACAGCAGCCGCTCGAATTCGTCGCGCCTCGAAATGTCGACCGCGGCTAAATCACCGAACGTCGCGCCGCCGACGTACATAAAATACGGGTACTTCGCAGGATCGTCTGGGATAGGCGGCGGTGCGCGCCTCGTCAGATCCTTGTTGACCAGGTAGTGTGGATCGTTGTTAAGAAAAGCATTGCACCGCGGCTGGTCGCTGAACGCTGAGCAGCGTGGCTGCGACGCAAAAGCGGAACAACGCCACGTTCCAAGTAGCGGAGTCGTCGTGTAGTCGTGCGGGTCGCGCGCCACGTACGGCGGGCCAGAGCTCCACCAGTCATGCACGTAAACGTCGAAACCCGCGGCCTGTAGAACGCTCTCGATGTACGCTGGCGACTGCCCACCCTGTGCCTTCCACTCGGCGTCAACAGCTGCTCGACGCGCGTCAAAGTCAGCCAGGTTCCCAGGCGTCAGACCAAATTGTAATTCCCACTCTTCCAGAGCACCGGAGCCGCCGACCTCGTCGCGACTGCGCGCTGTGGCGGGGAAAAGGTCGAGGTAGACCTGATCGGCGAATTCCTTCGTCTGCTCTGGCTTAACCGCAAGACCTTCGAAGAACTTTCGCAGCGTCTTCGTGATCGTGATGCGCCAAGCTTGGCCGCGCGGGAGCAGATGCTGGAAGATCCGAAGAAACAGCACTGGCGGAAATCCTTGGTACGCGTCGCGTGTTCAGTCGTTGCGCTTGCGCGTGCGCGCGCCTACGCTTGTGAGTCATGCGAGCTCTGCTGTTGACTCTTCTGCTTGTTGCCGGTTGCGGATCCTCTTCGACCAACAACGACGACACGCCTGTCGGCCAGGCCGGCGGGGCCGGTCAGCCTGCGGCCACAGCTGGCACCGCTGCTGGCGGTTCATCGGCAGGCGCAACCGTCACGGGTGGAAGCGACTCCGGCGCAGGCTCAAGCGGAGCAAGCACGGCAACGGCAGGCGGAGGCACAGCGGGCGACTACGTCATGGCCGCCGGCACCGGTGGCGCTTCGGTTGATGTCGGCGGTTCGTCGTCCACGGGCGGGGCCGCGGCGGGCGAAGGGCCTGTCGTTGCTGGCGCCGCTAACGAAGCGGGCGCGTCACCTGAACCGGGATCGGCTGGCGCTGGCGGAGCTGGAGGAGCCGGCACAGCCGAAGGTGGGGCTGCGGGCGAACCGCCGCAAAACTGCGAGTGCACCACAGGCACCTGCTGCGACGGCTGCCATTTCAGGCCGAGCAGCTACTTTTGCGGAAATGTAGTGCGCACAGCGCAATGCATCGGCCCGACGGTGCCCGCTTGTGGATCTGGCACCAAATACCTTGACGAAGATCGATGGAATCTCTTCTGCAATGGAGATTCAGCGGAGTGTACGCGCTGGGGCGCACACACCGCTTACGTGGATCACGCCTGCGCGGGCGGGTGCTTCGAGCAAGGCGATCAAGCTTCCTGTCAATCCTGCAATTAGGGGAACGCGCTCAACGTTGGAGCCGCGAGCACGCCAGACCTGAACACCTTCAGGCCGTCTGAAACGTAAAATCGTCCGTTCGCGGCGATCAGTGCCTCGGGGTCGCGCGCCGTGATAGTGACGTCGGTCGAGATATTGCCAAACCCCTTCGCGAAGAGTGAAGGGAACCAGCTCGCCCCGCCATCCGTCGAGTAGAGGATCCCACCGTAATGCGAGCTCGCTGAAGCCGCTGGCGCGATCAGCTTCGCCAAACACTTGCCGGCGACGGCCAGAGTCCCGTGCTTCACGATAGCGCCGTTCGCTTCTGTTACGACGGTAGTGCCTACCGATGTCCAGACGCTGCCGTCGGGGCTCGAATGCAACTTGCCATTAGACTGCAACGCGTAAAACTTGCCGGCTGCGGCGTCCCACACGATGTTCATGCCGGTAATGCCAGCATCGCCCGCGAAGGCCTGAGTCCATGTGGCGCCGAGATCCGTGCTCTTCCAGACGCGGAAGCGATCACTACTGCTGAAGATGCAGCGTGTGCACAGCAAGATTACGCTGACGCCGTCGTCCGCGAATTCGCCGCCCGGCACGCCCTCGGTAGCAAGGGTCATTGACGACGCAAAAGTAGAGCTCGCGGTCCATCCCGACGTAAAGGTGGCGCTTCGCTCGACCACACCCGACCCGAGCGCAACGAGGTAGCGTCCGAGCGCGTAGTGCACCGCGGTCACGTTCGTGGCGCCGCTCGGCACCCGGTCATTGAAGCCGTTTCCATGCGACGTGACGCGCCTCACGAGGCCGTCACCGCTCTGATTGATGCCCATCAGCCACTCGCCGCCAGCGCCGGGAGCGACACAAACTGGCTGTTGCAGCAGGTTGCCGGAATACATGTCGAAGGCGTTGCCCGTGCCAGGGTCCCATTCCGTACCATCTTGCGAACGCAGATAGACGGCGGCCGGAGCATCGTTGCTCCCGACGGCCACGATGGACTGGCGTCCCGGAAACCATAGCGAACTCTGCAGCGGCGCGACTAGGAAAGGGTAATCGATCAGCGAGCCGCCAACCTGCACTGACTGCCATTCCTGCGCGCCACGGTGCAAAATGAGGGCACCATTTGCGATCTTCTTGATGGCGTCCAAATACTGCGAAGAGCCTACTGCCTCCGGCGCGTTGCTCGGTGTGATGCCCGCATCAACAAGGAGCGCTTGCTGAAATCCGAAAATTTCGTTGACGAGTTTCTCTTCTAGCGGCGTGCCGATGCCATCGCCTTCCACAAGATCGTTTTGCGCCTTGCCGTACGGATAACTCGCCAGGTCGGCGATGCTTACCTGTCCCGGGTAGATAACGGACGGTTTGAGGGCCATTTACTAAAACTTCTCAGACGTAGGATGGAGAACCGAGCTTCGCCTTTTGGCCGTGCTCGAGCGTAAACGCCGGCGTTGGCACGCTACTGCGCAGCAATTCCACTGTCGTGACTGTCGCACCGTTCGCACTCGCGACGCTGTCAACGATGCCGCCAACAGCGGCCTTCGTGATACGGTCATCGCGAGGGAGGACCGACAAGCCTTCGATGAAGGGCTCTCGCGACCTCAAATATTCATCAATGCCCTGCGCGATCTCGTCTCGCGTTTGCGGCGTATCCGGGTTGAGGCCGGACACCACGATGTCGAAGACCTCACGAGAAATTGGATGCACGACAACGCCCGCGCCAACAGGCCGCCGCGTTGCCTTGCCCGATAAATTGTTCAGGTTGATCGCGGCTAATACCGCGTTCTGTTGAGCCAGAGTCGGAATGCCGTCGGGATCGCCCGACGTGTCGGGGTCTGCCTCGACGTAAACATCGACGACGCCAGGATCGCCTGCGTACGGGTACACATTCACGATGCCGGGAACGCTGAAGGCCCACTCTGCATAGTCAGCGTAAGCGCCGCCCTGCGGTCGCTTACGGACGTGGTCGGCGATGCGTCCGCGATAGTGATCGGGCGTCTCCGCGTCGGCTGCCGTGACCAACTGCGATACGACCGTCGCCTCTGCCGCGATTCGTCCATCAGGTCCGGCCAACGCGAGCTTGTCGCCCGGCTGTAGGTTGCCGATGTCGCCGACTCCACCGTTACCGCTGCCATCACCGCTCGCGCGGATGTGCGCCACGACGCTCGAAGCGTCGAGCGGAACGGGAGCCACAACATCATAAACGACGCCCGTCTCTGGCCGCACCCATTTCCGACCGGCAGCAAAAGTGCCTGTCTGACTAAGGACTGGAATCGAGATCTGCAGCTCGGCGCGCGTTGCGTCGTACGGATCGCCGACGCCGAAGAGTCGCCCGAGCTCGACGAGCGGGCGGATCTTCTTGCCGAGAATCGTCGTCTCTTCCATCGTCGCGTGCGCGACGAAAAGTTGCAGGAAGATGAACCCGCAATAGCGAAAGAGGATGACGAAGATGCCAGCGAGAGCCCAAGCGAGCACACGAGAGAAAGCCTTCGGCAGAATCGGGATCGTCTGGCCCAGCGATCCGCTAAGCTGATCTACGATCTGATCGTTCAGGTCTTTCGTTGTCGGGACTTGAACGCTCACTGCTGGCTCCGCGTGTACGTGAAGGCCGGGTCGAACGTGCGACCCTGAATTTCAATCTTGATTTGCAGCTTGACCGTGTTCAGCTCAGGCATCGACGCGGTCACGCTGACGAAGCTCGCCAAACCCGACTCGGTCATCCATGCAAGGTCGAGCGTTGCGGCGTCTTCGAACCTGCGGAGGTTTGCCGGAATCAGTGGCGCGGCGCGCAGGAGATACTGAGTCTCGCTGCGATAGCGCTTTGAGGCGTCACGCTCTTCGACGTTCGCCCACCACTGCCGCGCATTGTCTGCGTCTAAGCCGCTGTCATCGTCGTTTCCGCCGAACAGCGAGAGGTAGACAGCGGTTTCTAGGCCGTCGCCAAGTACTGCCTGACCGCCCACGAAATCGATCTCGCCGCCGTCTCCGTCTTTCTGATAGAGGCGAACGTCCATCGGGATCCTTTGTTGCGGGCGCTTAAGGCGCAGGCGTCGGTGTCGGAGGACTCGGCGAGCCCGTTCCTGCAGTCGGGTGCATGTGGTGCGCCAAGCTCACGTAAGCGGCGGGTGTCACCGCGGCTTTCACATCGCCGGCCGTCGAGATGTTGCCGTCTTGGTCGATCTCAACGCCGTTGAGGATGATTTTACCGCCGGCCTTGATGCTCTTGATCTCTACGTCGCCGTTGCCCTGCGCCCAGATTTCGGCGACGAGCTCGCCGTTTGCATCTCGAGCGTACAGGCGGACCTCGCCGCCCTTCGCTTTGCTCTTGTTTCGAAGGTCTTGGTACTTAGCGACTGTGCCTTCGCCGGCGCCTTCCGCCTCCTCGACGACAGCCTCATCGCCAGGCAACGGCAGGGCGTCGATGCCGGGCGGCGTGTAGTGCTCTGCCGTCACGTCGCCGACACCGTCGCCCGACATATCGACGGTTACGTCGATGCCCTGGTCAACGCCCTCGACTTTCAACACGTCGCCGCGTTCGCCAGACATCGAGCCTCACTTGAAGAATTGAACGATCGCGTCAACGATCGCGTTCGGTTCGTCCCACGGCAGCACCTTCGGCACCTCGCCGTTAAACGCGCCTGGCAGCACGACTTCCAGATTGGCTGTCTCGCTGTCCTTGTCCTGATGCAGCTCGACGCGACGAACGAGCAGGTCCGTCTTGCGGTAAATCATCGCGTTCGGCGCGATGACAGACACGAAAGTGTTGGGCTGCCAAAGCTTACCGTGCGGGTCGCGCCATGTCGGAATTCCCTCGATGCGCCAAGACGCCATTTCGCCGAACATGCGCCCCATGAATGCCCTCGTGGCGTCGGGCGCGTCGCCGCGTTCCGTGTCCTCGAGCTTGAACGTGTGCGGGCGCAGTGGCTTTTCTAGCCACGGGTTGAGCTGGGTATCCTTCGCGGGTTTCTTTCCACGCTTCTTCGACGCGAAGCCCGTGACCTGCGAAAAGTACTCGCGCGGCTTGAAAGCGGGAGTGATTTTGCAGAGCGGAGATTGCCCTTCTGCGAAGTCGCAAACGGGCGTACCCGTTTTGATCGACTGCCAACAGAGCAGCTTGCCATCGAAGGTATTCGAGATGACAGCGTTACGCTGCTTGGTCAAGTCAGTCAGAAAGTCGAAAACCTCCCGGCCCGTCTCGAGCTTGACCTTGTCGAAGGGCTTGCCCTCTTCGGCGCGGAAATCTACCTGCAAACCGAAAGGCGCGGCGCAGAGCTCGAAGAGCGTACGCAGCCCGATCTTCTTGTGCTCGAACGGCAACGCGCTCGCCGGCAGATTGCAGTCACAGAGCACCGAAGGTAACGCGTTGCACGTAACCTTAATCTGCTTCGAGTCGGCAGAAAGCTCCGGCTCGAGGTCGAGCATCGTGCCCTTAAAGATCGTCTCGAGGTCTATCAAAACCTCCGTCGGCTTGAAGGAGAACGGGCGAAAGGTCTCTCGGAATTCCTTCTTGGTATGCTCGAACGGCGCCAAGAAACCGACCGACGAAAAGCCATCTAGCTCGAATACGATGTCTATCTCAGACCAATATCCGAAATAGTCGCCGTGAATCCGGCCGCGCTCTCCCCCGGGAGGAAGCGGAATCTCTTCGCCGATGCAGAGATCAACCTGTTCCAATTGTCACCCGGGGTAATAGGCAATGGTCTTGCCGAGCGGCAGCTCGAGAATCTCGTCGCCCGTCAACTTGTTCGAGTTGATCAGCAGGTCGAGGCGGCTATCCACGCTGCCGTATAGTTCAGCTGCCAAGTCGATGATCGTGCGGTTTCTGTCCAACACGATCCGTCGCTCCGGCACTAGCTGAAATGATGACTGCACGAGGAAGCCGACGGCTGTAGCAACAGACGTTTGCAACGCCTGCAGCGAACCGCCTGTGTCGATGAGTGACTCGCCCGCCTCCGGCAATGCTGCCAAGGCTGCGAAGCCCGCGTCGCGCCAAGTGACCAAAGCGTCGAGTTGCTGCTGCAACGCGGCTGCAGCTGCTATAGCCTCTGGCTTCGTCGTAAACGAGCCGTCAATAGTCGTCGCGACAACGCTGCCAGCGACGGCGTTCGCAGCGAACAAGTCCGAGATATGCAGGTCGTTCGTGATGCGACCTCGGCGCTGTAAAAGCGACGTGCCGCTAGCGAATGCCTCCGCAGGATTGGCCGACTTGTCGCCGAAAATGCTATCAGCGAGTCTGGCGTAGCCGTCGAGCCGAGAAACGATACCTGTCAGCGCTCGTCCCGGAGCCTTGATCAAATCGCTAATCTGCCGCGCAAGCAGCAGCGGCTGGCCAATCAAAACGTCCAGACCAAGATTGACCGTGGATTGCAAGTCGCGGAACGCTCGGTTAACCGTTGAGACGGAATCAGAGATGCTCTGCAGCTCGGCGCTTACCTTCATGAGGTAGCCGCGGATCGTGGCCTTGCTCTGCACCTTGCGGACCGTCGTCGTCAGATCCATCAAGCGATCGAAATCGCTCGCGGCCTTTACGTCGAAGTCCTGAATCGCTCCAAGAATCTCGTTTGAATCCGCCGGCCGCGAGCTTGGATAGATCTCGCCAACCGTAGTAAAAAACGACGTCTCGATGATCGTCTGGTTTGCCGCGGTCTTCAGGGCGTCGTTACGCGTAATCTGACCGAACGGCACGCACGCGAGGCGCCCGTAAAGCGGATGTTCGAGACGCCCCACGCCCGGCTCAAGTAGACCAGATTCAAACGCGGTCGCGATCTTGTCGTGATTGGGCCCGGAGAAAAACGCGCGGATCGGGTACTCACGCGATCCGAACCCCGTCCGCTGAGGATAGCCGTTGTTGACGCCGGGGAATTGGAACATCGTCCCGTTGAGCGGCGTCGTGCGCTCGAGATCTTCGAAGTCGAAGCGGATGCGCGTGTTCGTCTTTGGTGACGTCCACGCGCCCTCACGCACGCGATCTTCCCAGGTCTCTTTACCCAGCAGCCCAAGCAGGCCAGCGACGCCGGGCGGTACCAAGTTCGACATGCTTCAATTCGTGCCCGACCTCGGATTGACCGGGGCAAGCGTCTTTCCGGGGTTCTTGACTTCGACGCTGTCGACGACTTTGCCCGGGTCCTTGATGTTCACGTCGATAGTGCTCTTGAACAGGTCGCGCATTGCTGCCGGGTCTGTCATGATGCTTTGCGACGGCGGCACGACTTGCGGCTGCGCTGCTGGCGCTGCCGTTGCAGGCGCAGGCTTCGGGCCATTCAACCCGTACCAATCCTTGCCGCCCTGTTGCGGATTTTGTGCCGCATCTCCGTAACCGATTGGCCCATCATACTTATTGACGGGCGAATCTTTCCAACCCCTCGCCGCAGCATCTTTACGAGCCTGCTTGTTCTGGAAGTCGTCGACGCCCTTCGCGAATCCTTCAAGGCCCCAATCGTTTGGATTATCTCCCAAACCAACGGCACCCTTGACGCCCGCCCAGACGCCACCGGAACCGCCGGAAATGGAGGCAAGTTGGTTGTACTGGTCGTATGCCATGTACAAGGCGCCAAACGCGGCCGCCGCTGCACCGAGGCTGACGGCCATCGCTTGAAAACCACCAGCAGCTGCGAATGCAGAAGTCTCCGCAACGGCCATGTCTACAGCGGCGGCCTTCGTTGCAAACTGCAGCGCGATCGTTCCCGCTGCGCCCGCTTTGGTCCAGGTTTCGTACAACACGAGAGCGGCCTGCGCGCCCTTGATAGCCGTAGAAAAGAGAAAGGTTGCGGCCTGCACGGTGCGGGTAACAACGCCGAACGCGAATACAGCGATCCGTGCAACCTTGACCGCTGTCGTTACTGCGACGAACGTGCCAGCAAGCCAAACGATGCGCTCGCCCCAAAAGAAGGCCTGCGCCTGCGCGCCTTGTGCTTGCTGACCGAACAGGTTGCCCAGCACAGACGCAGCGCCGCGCGCGAGCGGCTCCAAACGCTCGAAACCCGCTTTTACACCATCTCCGAATCCAACCAGAACCGGTGTCGCTTGCTTTACGAATTCTACAAATCCGGACTGGATCACGTCTTGATTGGCGTCCAACCAATCGCGCAAACCCTGCACGATCCCGCGGAGCGGACCGGATTGTGTATTGAACAATGCGATCTTCAGAGTGTCGACGCTGCCGCCGAGCTGCTCGATATCTCCGAGCAAAGTATCCATGCGGATACTCGCCATTTTCTCAGCGGATCCGGAGGCGTGACGCAACTGCTCTGTGAGCTCTTCGACTTTGCCCTTTTTGAACAGGTCTTGCAGGTTCAACGCGGCTTTCTGGCCGCGCAAGCCCACGAGCTCAGCGAAGAAGGCAACCTGCTTCATGTTGCCGCCGCTCTTCTCTGCGGCTTTCACGAGCTGCTCTAGCACCTTAGTAGGCGCGAGCATATTGCCCGAGGCGTCTTGAAACGAAACGCCCATCGCGCGCATCTGCGCGGTCGCCGCCTTGCTCGGCGCCGACAGCTTGGTCAGCATCGTGGCCGTAGCGGACCCCGCCTCTGAGGCATCGAGGCCGACGTCCTGCAGCAGCGCCACCATGGACACGGTGTCCTCGAGCGGCACGCCCAGCTGACGCGCTGTCGATGCGACGTTCTTCATCGACTCGCCGAGCGAGCTGATGGAGCTATTCGTGCGTGCAGAGGCCAGCGTCAACACGTCGGCCACGCGCGCCGACTCCGACGTCGCTAGACCCATGCCCTTGAGCACGTTCGAAACGTTGCTCGCTGTCTCCTCGAGACCAGCACCCTCCGCGGCAGCCGCCGAGAGAATGCCGCCAATGCCCTGCAAGATTTCGGAGTTTTCAAACCCCGCCTTGCCCATCATCTCCATGGCGTTTGCGACTTCCGTCGCCGAGAACTTGGTCGACGCACCAAGCTCCAACGCCTTCTTTTCCAGGTCGCCAATCTGGTCGCGTGTCATCAGCGACACAGCGCCCACGTTCGTGATCGCTTGCTCGAAGTCGGCGCCGGTCTTGCCGATGCTCATCGCCGCGAGGCCGACGCCTGCCCCGACGATGGCGGCGGCCGCGGCCATCTGGCGCAGCCCGTCTGTCGCTTTACCGACAGCGGCGTCGATGTCCGCTAGGCCCGCCGACGCCTTCTTCTGAAACTTCGTGAGGCTTGCGGACATCCGCCCGACAGGCGCAGTCAGCTTGTCGACGGCGCGAAAGACCGCCTCGAGCGTAAACTTGCCTGCCAAGGTAAGACCTCATTGCCGAGGCGCCGTCCGCTTCTTCAGCGCAGCGCGAAGGCCATTGAACCAGTAACGAATATCGCTCAACGTCATGGAGCGAACGTCAGGCAGCGACGGAAAGTCCATCGCCACCTGCATCATCATTTCGCCGTAGACATTCGGGAGCGTGTGCCCGTACGAGCGCGCCTTGATATCCTCGGGAAAGCGGAAGTCTCCGCCTCCCCTAACCAAATCCGTGCGTACTTCTAGGCTAAAAAAAGCGTTAGCAAGTCGCCGCACACGCGCAGGTCTCTTTGCTTCATATTGGCGAATCGCTGCGGGCCTTCGCCCGTCATTGCGCCCAACACGGCGTTTTGCTTGGCCATGTTGTGGCCATGCTTCAGCTTGTCCATCGCCATCAAGCACGCGCCATCCGGCTCGTTGAACTTGATTGGCTTCATGTCGCCGGCCTTCGGCGTGTAGACGGGCGTGCCGTCTTCGCTGATAACGAGGCGACCCGACATGATCGCCGAGATCACGTTTTCCTTGACCTCGACTAGCTGCCGCTTGTCCTCCGCGTCTAGCCGACTTTGCTCGGTTCGTTCCTTCAAATCCATCGCCTCGAGGAAGCGCTCGAGCTCCGCTTCGGCGACCTCTTTGGAGATGACGGGAGTTACGTTCGAAACAGCGTTTTGGGTATGTGTCACGATAATTTCTCTCCGACCGGATCGACTCGATTACTGCTCGAGCTTGCCCGGTCCGTTAAACTTCAGCGGCGCGGTTGCGTTCATGCTGCCCGCCGCGATCTCGCCGCTCGGCACACCTTCACCGCGGAAGGTAACGCCGCTTGCGAAAGTGATTTCGATCGCTACGAACTTCTTAGCGTCCGCGATGTCTTGCAGGTATTCCTGGTCTCCGCGATTGTCGTCGATCTCGAGCGATACGCCGTCGATCTGCCACGGCACGCGCGTCATCACGTAACGCGCGGTACCGTCGCCGTTCGCTTGCACGTCGACTTCGAAGCCGCCAAGCTTGCGAGACGCATCCGCGTCCGCAGCGACAGGAAACAGGCGGCCTTTTACCGCCATCGATTCGATTGATCCACCGACTGCTGCCATGTTCGTGAGCCCTTACGCAACGGCGGCGAGCGCCGGGAAGAAGAAGCCGAACCGAAGATCGACGTCCTTGATATTCGTGTTGCCCGAGAGTGCGACTTTCACTTTGACGTTCAAGCGCTTCGGGTTTTGCGTGTCGATCGCGGCAGTAGTCGCCTTCTTGGCGGTTGCCGGATCGCTGATGATCGCTTGCAGCCCGAGGTTTCCTAGCAACACGTTGACGGCCGCTTTAGCGGAACGAGGCTTGCGGGCGTTGCCGTTTGCCACCGGTTGATCGTCAGGCACGAGCGGCGCCGCCGCCCACTCCGGGGCCGCGAAGATCAGCGACAGGTTGAAG